GTGATTAATCTAAACTTAAAATTGTTCCAAGTATTATCCGTAAAAGGAAACTTGTCAAAATAATCAGTGAAGATTATAAGAGCAATTTGACGCTTCTCTATATCGTATTCACCAGCGATACTTACACCTGTTTTATATCTCTGGGCTTTTGATGGCTCTCTGCGCCATTCTATTTTAGTTCTCCATTTCTTAACATAATTACCTAATCCGACGGAGTCGTTTCGATAGTTGTCAAGATCTTTCCACACTTTGGCAGGGATGAATTTAGCTCTAAATGGAGTTGAATAAAAGTTAAGCAACTCCATCCAGTCGTAATTTGCGGTTTCTAGGTAATACATAGTTCCCTAGAAAGTTCTATCCTTATTTAAACTGACCTTCCAAAAAGGTTAAAACTTTCCCTTGCTCCTCTAAGTTAGTATTTGCAAACTCAGTAATATAGGGCATCAACTCAAAGTTGGATAATAGATTACTATATTTAGTTTCTCGTCCTCTTAGAAACTGTTCTGATTGATCGGATCCACGATCTTTATATCTCTGTTCTAGGATATTTTTTGGGGCACTTAGGAAAACCACTACCAATTCGGTATTGGGTAGACCCATACAAAACTCTAGGAAAGACTGATTAAAAACCCGATCTCCCTCAAAGAGGATATTGCAGTTATGGCTGGCGATCCATTCTTGTAGAGGTGGCTGAACAGCCATAGATAAACGATCAGTTCCAGCGAAAGTTTCACCTTCCTCGTATTTCCCAAGAATGTAAAGATCACGTTCCGTATTATACATGGTAGATACTAACTTGGCTGGCTCAACTCCGAGCCATGTTTTACCTTCCATATACTTACGGAATAGAGTAGTCTTACCAGTTCCAGGAGAACCACCTACCGCTACAATTTTTCTAGTCTTTAAAGTGTTCTTGATAATCTCAACCTTGATGTTATCAACAACTCCCAACTGTTCACTGAACGCCATTTTTAATATCCTTAATTAGTTGTTTCAATTCTTCTTTATTGAAGACCCATACACGTCCACGGAAAGAGTGGACGAAGGTATCTTGTTCATGTTTCTTAGTGAAGGTCATTTTCTTCATAAGATCTCTTGCGCATGCTTTGGCAAGATTCTCTTTAATGTGGTCACCATAATCAACATTGGTTTCTTTTAACTTAAGGAGTTCTTGTTCCTGAACACGATGCTCAACAGTAAATTCATTTAGAGCATAACGATCAATAATCTCTTCAACAATCTCATCATCAGTCTTAGTTAGACGACCAATAGCACCAGTGTTATTAGAAACAGTAACCATTCCCATATTTGGGATACCTTGAGTAGAGTCAGTAGAAATAACAAGAGGTGTAGGTTTAATACCTAAGTTCATAAAAAGTTCTCCAGTCCAATATAAACAGGTTGTTCATCATCAAACATCCATTCCAAGTTTTCAATCATTCCAGTATTAACAAAAGTACTGTAGCGTTCTTTATTAATACCACGTTTGTCATCTAATCTAATATCAATCGTTTCGTTTCTTGCTTGCCATAAAACATCCCAGTCAATACCATACCAACCATCTTTCTCAGCTTGAATAATCTCTTCAGCCTGACGATCAAGATAGTAACCAAGATAACGACCATGATGCGTTCTAAAGATTTTCTTAAATGAACATAAACAAGTTTCCATTGTAAAGAAATCTATCTGATTACTTAACTCAGGAAACCTCGCTTCAGTTTCACATAGAATTTCATACGCTTCTGACTCAAGGTTTGCATACTCGCCAGCAGTGAGTTTTCTATCCATATCGTTATGTCTGCCGAGGGCGCACAAAAGTCCATTACGATGAGAGCGAGAGCCATCATAATCATCCAGCATGAGAGAAGTTGGAGTAACAAGAATTCCAGCAGTGTGTTTAAGATGCTGTAAGTAAAACCAAGTGGAATAACGACCAAACTTATGCAGAGAATCTTTAAGGACTCTCCACAAAGCATCAAAGTTCTCTTCCTCAGTGTATCCATAATAACTCTCCATTACTTCACGTTGCGATTTATTCCCAATAAACTTCTGATAGGATTCGAACATGGCTGGGAGGTGACCTTTGTTCCACTTAGTGTCTGTTTGATAGCGCAGTCGTTTATAGTTTGTAGTATTCCACTGAGTCATACGATCAACAGTGGCCAATTCAAAATCAGGAAACTCGTTCTTCAATACCCAAGCAGTTGGCAATTGATAGGTATTACCATAGAGCCAAGCAAACCAAATGCGTTCTTCATCGTTATGTTCGTAACGCTTATGAAGATAGTTGGTGCACCATACTGCTGGATCACAGTCATCATATTTTAATGACCATGCGTACCAGCGAATGAACGCTTCTCTGTTATTTTCTGGAAGTCTGTAATCCATTGATCAGTTCGTTTCTCAATTCTTTTCTGAAAGAGTCATGATGTTTCTTAATCAGATCTTTGTTCTTATATTTTATATCAATGGAATTTCTCTCATTGATCCAATGGCCAAAATTGACACGTGGAGCATTTCGACCAAGCATGTCAAACAATTTACAATTCTTAGTAAGTTTACTCGTATCAGTGAACATTAAGTAAATGCATTTACCACTTACATCACAAACACCAGCAGTAATAAAAACTGGCAACTCTTTTAAGAAAATTTCTTTGTAGGTAGGTTTATCTTTAGTGTTCGGTGAGAACGACGCTTCACAAAAAAGTTTTTTGGAAGGATTGATGGTTTCTGTTTTAATTTCTACTGGTCGGTTGTCTTTAGTAGTTCCATCCCAGCCGTGAATCTTACCATCATCAATCAATTTATATTTGAGTTGGATTAACTTCTCCATAAACTTACCACCCATGTTATGAGTAGTAAGAACATCGATTGCTAGTTTGATAGTGTCCTGCTCGCAAGCAGAGTAGTCAGACAAAGATTTGTTTGAGAAAACATAGTCACAAACAAGTTTGTAGTGGCGTTCCATAACAAGTTCCGAATCAAGTTTACCAGTATATATTATACTATATTTCGTAATAAAAGTCAAGCGAAATTTGACTCTAAATCCACCTTATTTTGACTCGTAGCAAGGTCGTAGAGGGTCGTACAACCTCCCTTACCCTTTCGGTTGATGGCTTTATTGATCACGGTATCCGAGTAGTCGTAGTCACCCTCTGCAAAGGTATCTCCCCCTATACGGAAGATAGATAACTGGCACCCACTCTTTTGAGCACCCCAGAAACGGAATCCTAGACGCTCGTAGAAGCCCACAGCATCCTTCTCTGAGGATACTCTGAAGTAAGTAGCCCCAGACGCTCTGGCACGTTTTAAAGAGTCCTCACAAAGTATCCTAGCAGCACCTTTACCTCTATGCTTTGCAAAAGTGTGCAAGAGTTGTAGATTGGCTACGTGAGGTTTGGTCTTTGATATGGTAGTAATAATTGCAGCTGTGAGTTCATTGCTATCAAATGCTCCAATGCAATACTCCCACTGCTCTTGCATATCTGCTTTGGCAATGAAGGTCTTGGCAAAGTTATCTTCTTTGTTAGTAGAGATCGCAGCAGCGAACTCATCTCTTGAACAATTACGCAACTTCAACGAATGTCCTAACTTTTTCACCACGATCTTCTGGATGTTTTGTTTTCTCCCAACCAATGAACTGCGCCAAGTCCCATTGCATTGGTGGAAATTTATAATTCTTTTCGGAGATAAGTTCAGCAACGCTTGGTCCATCATTAAGTGCTGCATCAAGGAAGTCTTCAACGAAACGGAAACAAGAAGTCAATTCTTCTCTATCCATTGTTCCACGGAACAAACGAAACTCAACGGTATCAATATGCTTTAGCGCATACATGTTGATAGCGAAACGAAATGGACGACCCATTGATACACCATCTTTTCCAGCTGCATGCAATTTGATAAAGTGATCAAAGTCAGTTGCTAGGTTGATAATGTTATCACTCATATAATCAGGCATTGGGCGACCACCATCAAACTTCAAATACATCTTCGCTCCCTTGGCACCTTTCATTTGATTGTGCTCAAAGAAACCATAGACGTGTTCAATGGCAGTAGCTTGGTTGTCCTTTATATATTTTGTTAGACGCTTGAGCGCATTAATATCACTACGTAAATTAGGGATACGACAGTGGATATGAGTATGAGCAGTAACCCCAACAGTAGGTGGAGTTCCGTTATCTGAAAACAGTTTCTCAAGTTCAAAGTATCGATCAACTTGTTCTTGCCAAGTTCTAGTCGGTTTAGTATTGATCTCCCCACCGACTGGAGGAGTTTCACCAAGTGGGTCAGCGCAGACATATTTGTAAGGGTCTCTTAGATTAATAATATCTCGTTCTGAATACTCCCAAGAACCGAGTTGTTCTGGAATTGAAAAAGAGCGAGGAACATCACCCCACTCTATCTCCATACCGTAAGTAAAATTCTTTTTATCATACATGTTGTAGATCTTTCCTATCATTATAAACTGTCAACATATCCATTACTAAGTTCTCATCAAATGTCACATAGGTATCCATTGGAACCTCTACAGTAGTTCCAACTATCTCTGCTCTCTTTGGAATATCCGCAGTAGAAGTAAATAGAATTCCATTCTCTAAATTAGTCATGTACAAAGGACGCTTACCATTTCTATATGCGGTAAGTTTCTTTTCTACTGATAATTCACAGACAGCCATGGACGCATCAGGATATTCTCCCAATGCGTTATCCGAATATAAAACCAATTCTGAATCGTTCTTGGTCTCGCAGGTATAATGAAATATCTTTGACCAGTTCTCGGGGAGTTCTTGTGTTATAACTCCGTTGTGAACGATAGAATGAGTTTCGTTTGCTATCGGTTGGTTATACAGTAAATCGCTAGTGCTATATCTACAGTGACCAATAAGATAAAGATTGCCGTCGTCATTAATCATCTCCTTCAAATCATCCAAGTGGACAAATCTGTCCGCAGGTACTGGCTCTTTGAAAGTAAGTACCTTGTTATTAAAAATAATACTCATACCAGTCGCATGCATTCCACGAATCTTTGATTCTAGAAATACTTTTTTGACGGACTCAAGATCCGCCAAAGACGGATTCTTGAGTATAGCACCAATCACTGCGCACATTAAAAGAAATCCTCAAGTGAAGAAGCATTTGCTTCAGGATGATATTTAATTAATTCCTCATGACCAAGTTTCTGCTCACAGTAATCATACCATTCTTGACTATCCCACATACCTTCAGAAACACCATTCCATAATGGTTTCCATAGAGGATGTTCTTTATTTAGACGTCTTGATTCAACAAAGTTATAACGACAATCTTCATACTCAAACGAACCAAGTTCTAACATCTTCTCACGGAAATAACAAACCAAGGAAACACGCTCAGCTTCTTCATCAAGTAATTCAATTGGAGTATTGCCATGCATAACTTCATGGTTGTTGATTAGTAACAAATCTCCAGGACGAACATTAACTGCAACACGATACTCAGGCGCAATCAAATAACCACCTTTGTAGTTACCATTATTGGAAAGAACCAACAAATTAGAAAGACCTTCATTCAGATCACCAGCGTCAAAGTGAGCAGCAGTGCGGAAAGTTTTATTCACAGTGATAGTTGTAAATGGAGTTCCAGGAACCAAGAAACGTGGGTCAATCTTTTCAGCAGCTTTCATTTGGTTATTGTAACGCCATGGCAATAGATCTTTGAAACCTTTGGCGAGAGTTTGGAGGAATGGATAAGCCATTTGAAACTTCTCAAAGTTATCACGTGTATAAGAAGTAGCACGACCATAAGGAATGCGTGGGTAACGATCGAACCAACCAGCGATACCAGAGTTAACAGCAGTACCATAGGTAGTTGTGCTAACCATTTTCATAACTTCTTCAGTGGCTTTTGCTCGTTCTTCACGGCTCATTGGTTTGATTGAATCAAGCCATTGCTCAAAGTCAAACTTGCCACGGAAACGAGAGATAACCCATACGTTGTTCTTACCTCCACCACCAGCCATTTTCTTATCAACTACACGTGGGTATTTTGAACGAACACGATCAATAACATCTTCGTCAAGTAATGCAGAGTTACGATTCTTAACAAGTTCACGCATCATCTCATCTTGGTAATTTGTAACCCACTCACGTCCTTCTGAAGTGGCAACAATACCATCTTTAATACCAGAAGCAAGTCCTCGATTCTCGGTTCGAATTGCAGCTTCTCTTAGACCTGCATATGCAGCATCTTGTTGTTCTTTACTAAAGAAGTTCTTACGGAATTTAAAAACAACTCTGCGCTCATCCATACCATGCTCACAAGTTGCGCAATCTTTTGGAACATCACAGTCAGCTTGGGTTGCTAGGTCGCAGTCGGGTGGCATATAAACATCACAATCTTCTTCAACAAGAATATCATAATGTGATTCATCAACAAACTTACCCAACAGATGAGTGCAGTCAATTTTCTTTTCTGCTACAATTACCTTTACCATATATCTCTCCTAGAATTTAAACCCACTGAAACTTTCTGCTCGAGTTCGTTTTCCAAACTCACTCTTATCAAACAATGGGACGTCATCTTTATCTTGACCAGCATCAGATAATCCCTCTTGCGCAGACGCTTCAACATCATATAACTTCATCTTGGCTCTATCAATACCAATGACAAAACGCTTATAAAAACTTGGATCATTGTAACGATTCTTCAACTGTTTCACAATAATCTGATTCAACTGTTCAAGTTCTTCATTTGAAACTAACGCAAACATAAAGTCAGCAGTGGCAGGTAATCCAAACGATTCAGAAGTATCTTCCAAACCTGGATCGCTATTAGTGTATCCACTTCGAGTTGTTTGTGTGGCTGAAACAATCGGAACATTATATTCAACAGCCAAACCTCGTAGCTCTTCAGCAATACTCTTAATATATGTATAAGAGTTAATTGAAGCTCCCATTTTAATACGCTGACTTGCGCAAATATTCAGATAGTCAATGAAGATAATCTCAGGAACAAAGTCACGCTTCATTTTCAATTCTTCAAGAAGTGCTCTAAAGTGACCAGAGTGAGCACCTGCAGTTGGGTATTCTTTGACGATTAGTTTACCTTGCGTTTTCTTTGAGATCTTATCAAGACGATTATCAAAGATATCCTTGTCAATAACCTTCAACTCATCCATTGTAAGATTCAAAAGATTGGCGTCGATACGTTCAGCGATACGTTCCTCAGCCATTTCCATAGTGATGTAAAGAACATTCTTACCTTGGACTAGAACACTGGCTGCAACGTGACACAT